ATATGTGGGTATCGCTCGTGATGGCACACCCGAAGCTGTATATAACATCCTGGGTGCACTAGCTGCTGTTATCTTTCTCTACCACAGTTACAAGGCGTTTTTAAAGCTAAAGGCCGGCCAGAGTGCATGGGTGAACTGGATACACATCTTCCTTATTGCACCTTTACTATTAATTCTAGCATACTCGAAAAAATCAGCAGACACGCGCTATTACGAGATGCTGCTTCTTCTAGGATTTGCAGCGATAGGCTATCATGGATTTTATGCAATCCGTGAGAGTATGCTCGTCTGATCATCAGGAATGCGACTCTTAAAGCAGTCTGCTGCATGATACAAGTAGGCTCCACTACTTTGAAAGATCTTAAAGCATCCCGTACAAGGGATGTCCTTATCCCAAGATGGAATATGATTCTTGAGATGATTACGAATGAAATGAATATTCGCATTCCCCCTTGTATGCGTGGTGTGACCGCAACCATCAATAGGACACGTATACTTTACACCAGCATATGGGTTCTTCTCATTGGCTGAGGGATGAGGATCATCAGGATGAACAGTAGCTAGATGGTGTAGCCAACCGCACTTCTGTAGAAACTCTGGTGCGGGACTACACTTCATACAAGTAAACTGGAACTTCTTTTCATGTTTGCTTTGGATATGGTATAGCATAGTGTTCTGCTTCGCCTTAATGACTGAACAGTGGGGACAGACAAACTTGCCCTCGGCATTGCGAATGTACTTGTTTAATGAAAGCATACTGTTGAAAACAGTCTTTGACTCCAACGCCAAGTCAATTTTTTCGGCACTATCACCTAAATAATGGACTATTTAATAAGTATTATGACTAAAACAGCAATTCTAACATTCTGTGTAGGTGCAGACTACAAGAAGGCCATGGAACCTGGTATCCAGTCAAAACGAGAGTATGCAAAAAGGCATGGATATGACTTCCATACTGGTGGAGAGGATGTTTGGGACCGTGATATGCCTATACCTTGGTCAAAGTTTAACTTTATTCTTAAATACTTAGATGAGTACGACTGGTTGTTTTGGAGCGACGCCGATGTTATTTTTTTGAACCAAGAACTGAAACTCGAGGATCATATATTTCCACATCTTCCCAAGGATAAGGATATCATGTGGACATTCGACGCCTGTAATCACTACAATAATGGACATCTTCTCATACGTGGAAAGTCTGCATGGGTAAGAGACTACTTTCAAAGATGCCTTCAACAAAAGGACCTTCTCTATCATATTTGGTGGGACAATGCTGCAATGATAAGGCTGTTTGAAAAGAACCCAGAAGACAATAAAAAAATTCATACGTTAAAAGAGCACTGGATTATGAATAGTTATTTGTATGGACCAAAGGATACTGCAACAGACACTTCAACACGTTTGTATAAACATGGCGATTTCCTAGTTCACTTTGCAGGTGTCTACAGCCCAATGAATATTAATCGTCTGATGAACTACGTATTGGAACAGTATAAAAAGAAGGAGCCTCTAAATCTTTTACAACTAGATGAGTGGCGTAAACAATTTTAAATACCTTATATAAGGATGCCTAGCTGGGTATATATAGTAATATTAATCGTAATATTATTACTATTTGGGGACACCTCGGCCCAGTTACAAGGCAGACTAACTCCCGAAAAGTTAGCTAAGAAACCCTTTAAAACGTGGCCTTTATGGAAAAGCATAGATTCTGATAAACGTATTCGTATTCTATGGATAGATCCAACGTATGTTCCTTACGTGAATGCTGGTTCAGAAGTATGCACCCATCAATTAAACAAATTCCTAATATCAAAACCGTACAAATGGGAAATCTATGTTGCAGCACCTAATATGCCTAAACGTGTATATGAAAATGTTCGTTGTTTCGACTTATACGACAACAGCACTTTTCATGAGGTCTTAGAACGAACAGATATGTTACACAGCTGGCAACGCACGTATCGTAGGTCAATGATAACACTCAGTAAAATAACTGGTATTCCGTTTGTAGGGTGGTCACACACTGAACAGTATATTCGACAGAATAAGGATAACTGGAACCATCCAGCAATTGCCGGCAGGCAGTTCACAGTATTCAATAGCAAACAAATGAAGGCGCAAGTTCCTGAAGTAGACGACACTACATCCTTTGTCCTATTCCCTCCAGTCAACTACCGCGACTACATGGTGGAAAAGGAGAAGCATGAACGAACGTATGTAACGCTGAGTAATGTGAATGATAACAAGGGAGGAAATGTATTAATCGCTTTAGCCAAGGCCTGTCCTGAACTTGAGTTCCAAGGTGTTTTAGGTGGATATTATGAACAAATCAGAGAAAAGGGTCTACCTAATTTACACTATGTTCAACATACCGATACAATTAAAGACGTATATGCTGAAACATGGGTACAGATTATGCCAAGTAAGGAAGAAACATGGGGACGTACTGCAGTTGAAGCAATGAGTTCAGGTATCCCGGTTATAGTTAGTCCGACACCTGGATTAAAGGAATGCTGTGGGGAAGCGGCAATTTATTGCGACCGAGCTGATATTAGTGCATGGGTAGTTACTTTGAGGCAACTTGCAGAGGACCAAGAGTTCTACAACCGGCGTTCGGCTGCTGCTCTGGAACGCGCCCGCGCGTTAGACCCTTTACCTGATTTGGATCGTTGCGAGGTATGGCTAGAAAAGACAGTCGTTCCGACCAAAGCTTCTGGCAGGATGCCTTTATGGTTTGAAAAAAATATGTTGTTTTTGTAGAAACAAATGCAGACAGTTGGTTCCCGTGTTCAGGTTTACCACGGCACAGCAATGAAGACAAGCGGCGGCCTCACAAAGAAGGATCTGTTCATGAACAAGCGCGGTCGCATTGTGAGCAAGAAGGCGAGCGCTGCGGGCAAGAAGGCGTTTTCCCGGTTAACACGCGCGGGCTACAAGCCGAAGAAGGGCACATTCAAGCTCTTCTCCAAGAAAGGCTCCAAGAAGCACAGCGGCGGCTTCTGGTAAACTCAAATTTTATAGTTAGTACTATTAGCGTTTTTCAAATAGTATTAAAAGGACATAAAGTAGAATGGCGGCAGCTGTGGATCCCACCCAGAAAATATATGATAGATTACCTCTTAGAAGCACATCAGGATTTACAAAAGAAGAGATTCTAAAATTAGTAAAAATCATTGATTCGTATCACGATTTTAAGGTTGCAAAGCGCGTAAAGTCTGGTGCGAGCGCTGCCGCGCTACAGGCAGGAATTGGAAGAGAAGTTGGAACATCATCTCCCGCTTCAGATACAGAAGGTGGTCATTTTCAAACTATTCTGAATAATTATTTTAATACTACATTTTCTGGCCGCCTTGACGCAGAGACTTTCTTTTCAACGAATGGAATTACGAAATCATCACCTGAAATAAGTGGTCGTGATTTCTTTGAGAGAGAGTGTGGAAGCAGCCTACATGCTGCATTAGGAGGTGAATGTATACCAACTAAGGTATTATGTTCAGAATTATTAGCTGATACCTTTAATGCTGAAGCGTTAAATTCTTCAGGCGCTATTATTTTAGAACGCGACAGAAGTTTTGAAGACAATGACGCAAATAATAAGATAATAGGAACCAAATTATTAAACTGGTTTTTTCCTGAAAAAAGAGGTATTGGTGGTGGCGTAGGAGTGAACTTTGATGCTCAATCAGCTGTTTTAAAAGATTTTATGCGTCCTCTTATCAATAAAGCACCGACCGCTAAAGAGTTTTATGTGGCACAAATCGTTACTCCTCAAAATGTTCTTGATAGCGCGGGCATTGGATATAATGTGCTAGGAAAAGATGGATCCTTTCCCAGATTATCTGATGACACCTCCCGTACTGTACCGATGGTTCCTACAACAAGCGAATTTTCAAATCTTTTTACCCAGGAGTTTGGTAGATTTAGTATTGAGCCTGGGCAAGCATTCAATCCTGATGACACGAAAACATTTAATTGGAAATTTACCACAAATGAACCGCAAAGAGAGTTTTTAATGAATATGGATGCTGGTTATCGTAATACTGGACCAGGTGTACCATTTCTAGCAAGTATGATTGACTGCGTTTTGACAAATACTACGCCTGCTAACGTTTCAACATGTCTGATCAAGAAGGAATCTGAAAACGATAGAATGGTTTCTCCTGTTCCAATCCTCAATGCATTAAATACATCTGCAGATAAAAAATTTATGTTGCGATTACTCTTTGATATTAAACGTTTAGGAGATCATGAACAAGCAAATGGAGTATATTATCTCAATACTATGGGTCCTGTTAGTAATCCATATACAACGATATTTGTGACAGGGGATACTTTAAGTGCACTTTATAGCCGTCTGTTAGGTAATCCTACAATTTACATCAGAACTGAAGACGAAAAGAGTGCTACAAGTACAAAATCATCCTACATAATGTGCTATCGTGGTGTTGGTGGGGTAATTGATCCACTCGAGAAGGCAAAAATGGATGTAAATAATACATTGTCACAATTAAACTACTATTTTTCTAAAATTACTGCGTTTATTAATACTAGCTCTAATAGTGACCTTGCTCAACTCGTAGGCAATCTAGATTTTTATAAAGATGCTACGCCGTTTGTGGGCGAGGATAAGGATTTATCAAATGGTATGTTCAAAGCTAAAGTCTATAATTCATTAGAATTTTTTAGAAGTATAGCTGGTAAATTGAGACCACTTACAACTACACTAGGTGAACAAAAGACCAGATTGGTACAATCCATGACAAGTATGCCAGGAACAAACCCAACGCTCATAAATGAAACATTAAACATTACTATAAACCCATCATTAACTATAGAACAATTAAATCAGTTAAATGATTTTTTAACCGATAGTTTAAATACGTTCACGCCTCAAATGAATGAAATTATTTCACAATTACAGTATCTAGACACAGTTAAAGTTTTACCAAAAGATGGTAGCACAAGTATATATTCATTCCATAAGACACTGTTTTTTTCAGAAAATCAACTTGAAAGCAAATTAGATACAATTAAATATAACAAAGACGACATCACACATACAGTTAGCTCTATCTGTAATTTTGCTAGAAGACCGGTGAGTGGCAAACGTTTAACAGATTCAAAGGAACTTATAGTAAGACAATGTACACAATTCTTAAATACATTTTTTATAACTAAAGCGTTTGATAAGACAACATGGATACGTTCGCTTGAAGAAGTTATGGTCGATAGTACTAATGAAACAATTAAGCCTACAATTATGGGTCTATTTGAACAAATCATAGAATTGGCAACTGAAGCTGTAAAACCTGTAGCCGATCCAATGAGCGGCGCTGTAGCAGAAGCTGTATTACCAGAGGACGTAGCTGCGACTAGCGACGCAAAAAAGGCATTAGAAGAAGCAACAACGGCTACACTGGAAAGGGAAAAGGCAGTTGTAGCGGCACGTAATGCGGCAGCAGATGATGTTGCTACAGCTGAAACTGCTGCTTTAGAACCCGCGCCTGCACCAGCAAAATCCGCTGCAGAAGAGATTGAGCCTACTTTGCTTATGTCAACAAAGGAACTTTTACAAATGGTTGTCGATCGTCGCTGTCAAGAAAATAAAAAAATTAAAAGCAATACACCGAAGAGAGATATAATTAATTGGATTTTAACTTGCCCGCGCGTCGCTTCGCCTGTAGCTTCGCCTGTAGCTTCGCCTGTAGCTTCGCCTGTTGTCGCATCTGCTAAAACCATTGCCGCAAAACAAGAAGCAGTTGATAAGACAGCGGTGGTAGAAACAAAGGTAGTAGCTGCCGTTAAAAAGATTGTACCGTTAATTAAAAAGGCTTCTGCAAAGAAGCCTCTAAGGCCGCGTCGTGAAACAGCAGCAGCCTTCGAATCTCAGAAAGCAGCAGCGAGAGCTGTAGTAAAAACGCCAGAAGAGCGTAACGAAATTGTAAGAGCTTCAAATTTACAAAGAAATATGAAAAAAGTCGCAGCTGAAGGCGCTCGTGAGGCTTTCAATAATGAACCAACTCCCCTTCAATCCCAGTCAATACTACAATGGATGGGTTCTGTGGTTGGATTGGGATGGTTATATCCTTTGCGGTCAGGAGGAGCCCAACATGGCGGAGAAGAAGACGAATTAGCAATTCTAATGAAAGAATTATTTGAAAACCTTACAGATACAATCATTTATCCTATACAAGACAGTTATCCTAATGTGCTTTTCTTGACCTCTAGTAATTATGTGAACGATCTTCAAACCTTTCCCCACCCTATTCCCAATTCTTTCCAACTAAATCTTCCAAGACAGCCTATGAAAACTGGTTTATCGTATCAGGAAAGAAATATGATAACAGGAATAAAAGGATTTGCTAAACAGCAGTCTGCAGTTGGTGGGTCCAAGACAAAAAAGCAAAAAAAGCAAAAAAACAGACAAACCAGAAAAGTGGGTGGCGCGTATATAAGAATGAAACGTAGCAGAAATAATAATTATGATATTTCTGAATATGATACGGTAGACCAGGCTAAACGCGCTACAGAATATTTCGAAATACTAAAAGAATATAAAAATACGTTACTTAATGAAAAGAAGCCAGTTACACCAGAAAAGAAAAATAAACTAAGAGAAAAATGGTATGAATTTACTTCAATGCTAGACGCTGAAGGAACTCCAGATTTAGCCTTGGTAAAAAATGCAGGAGAATTTTCTTATGATATACGTATGCTGAAGGCATATGTCGATTTTTCTTCCGATATTGTAGCTAACATCAACAAAGCATTGCCCTTAGGTGATATAACACGCAATCTTACTGTAGAAGGAGTGGCTCTTTTTATGGATCCTCTAGAAACAAAAAGAATAGGTATGAATAATATTTTAACGTACAAACAAGTTAAAGATAAAAATGAGAAAGAACTAAGAAAGCTAAACGAAATAAATAAAACAGAATATGTTAAAAATAAGTTATTATGCGAATATAATATTGCAATGATGGAAACGCATATAGAAGATACAAAGATCTTAATACAATTAGTAGGTCAACAGTTTGAAGAACCAGTGAACTATTTACCAGCACCAGAATATTATTTAGAAGAAGAAACAGCCACTGCAGCCACACCTAAAGTCACTAATGCACAAGTCGATGCGTATCTACGCCTTGAAGCCGTTAGAGGCGGCAAACGAAAGACGTATAAGTTAAGGAAGAGTACGAACAACAAGAGCCGCAGCATGTAAAAGTGACTCGACTAACATCTTTGGCGATGACAAAGTCACTGCACTATCGGTCTCACGATGCCAAAAGAGTGTCCATCCACTCTCTCCTAAATCCGAAAGTACAAATCCAAGATTGTTAGAAGCTACAGTATCGCATAAAGTTTTAAATTCAATAACACTCATACCGTTCCATTTACCATGGCCGTTACGAGCTGGCAATCTAGATAAATAGTCATAGACTTCAGAAGAATTATCTGTAGGAAAAAATACAGCATCAGGAATGCTAGTCATCATAGCCTTTTGCCCCACCCAAACACGCGTGATCACTTGACGTCCTTGAGAACTACATTCATCTAGAAATCGTACAAATGACAACGGTATTTCTGGGGCCGATGTATCAAATACTAAAAGAATAGTTTGTCCCATGCCCTTTAACACAGTCGCTATTGCAGACCATGTCTTTAAATCATTCGGTGTAAATACAACTGTCCAGTTCTGTGTAAAGGCCAGCACAGTTTTCTTGACCTCACCACATATCAGTATACGACAACTGTAGGAAGCTGCAAGAAATTCCCATGGCAACCATGTAGAACTTCCATCTGCACATATATGGACACATCGTCCGACTAAACTCACTCCAAAGCCCTCTAATTCCATGCTATAGAACAGAAGATGGATGCGTTTATACCGATTGTAGGAATGACTGTGACTGTTCTAGCCGCCGATGCAGTTTGGCTAACCGCAAATATGTCTACTCATACAAAACTTATAGAGACCATACAAAAGTCGCCTCTAATTGTACGCGTTTTCCCGGCTGCCCTTGTGTATGTTTTAATCATAGCGGCAATCTACGTCTTTGCGGTCTTAGAGAGCAAGTCTTTAAAAGACGCTGCATTTAGAGGTGCAGCGTTAGGATTTGCTATGTATGGTTTATATGATCTGACAAACTATGCCACGTTGACAAACTACACTCTAACAATGACTGTCAAAGATATGGCATGGGGAACGTTTCTGAGCGCCTTAGTCGCTGCAGCAGGATTTTATCTCAAACCCAAATAAGATGCCTTTACCCGATATTGATTTAAAACCATACGGTATTAATTTGCAGCTCAAATCGTCTTATGTTACTATTAATGCGTATTTGACACAAGAACGCATGGACAAGGCTGCCGTTGTAGGTAATAAGATCAGCGTCGGTGGAAAACAATATGAACGGGGCGATAAGTTAGGTGAAGGATCGTATGGCGCTACATTTAGTTGCAAAGGCCCCGATGGCACAGCTGTTGCAATAAAAGAAATCAAAGATGGTTTAATCTCCCAACTTGACCTACAGAACTTCTTAAAAGAGATTATCATACAGATCATCCTTGTTGAAGTTAGTAAGACTGAACAATATGGACCCTATGTTCCTCGTGTATTTGGTGTAGGCTATGATCCTCAAACTCGTCGTGGATATATTGTCTCCGAACTCATGCGCGGAACTTTGAACGGCCTTACAAGCAAACTATCAGCTGAAGAGAATGATATTGTTATTCCTTCATCGTTAGACCAAATCGCCCATATACTGGACTTTTTCGGCCGTCAAGTACAATTCAATCACCGCGACTGCAAAGATGATAATATCATGTATATACGTGATGGTAACCGTAGGTTTTACAAGTTAATAGATTTCGGATTTAGCTGCTTGAAGTGGAATAACTTGCAGATTTCAGGCGGTAATGTATTTTCGCCAACTAGTTCTTGTTTTAAGAGAGAGCGCGATTTAGGTCAGCTTATGTATAATATTAGACGGTATACTCCTGCATTATCTCAGGAACTCAAGGATTGGTTACAAAAGTCTCTTATGGCCGAAGTTGGCGCCGAGAAGTGTTCTATTGTGGATGGATGTGAAATTCATGGCAAGAAGGCGATACAAGCGTGGAAGGATACCTATAACTTCTTTGATAGGTCAAATATTCATCCGCTTTATGCTGCGCCTCATATCTTAATAAAGAAACTTGGTTATCTGAGAGAAAAAAAGCCTTTTAGCACACCACACGTAGTCGTTGAACCTAGACGGTCAATTACACGAAATAGTGAGAAGACTGGCACTGGCGCTTGTCCTCCAGGCAAAATCCGTAATCCAAAGACACGTAGATGCATTAAGATTACATCCTCTGCTGCGAAGAAGGCAGGATTACCTGCAGCCGCCTTACAACTTCTGCCCGAACAAGAGCAGAAGTGCTCGGCTGGCAAAATCCTCAATCCCGCGACAGGCCGTTGCGTAAAGATAGATGGTGCTGTTGGAAGACAGCTAATGAAAGCATAAAAATAAATACCTAGTTTAAGATGGCCGCATTAGACTTAGGTCCTTACGGAATACAACTAACGTTAACTTCCGTAATGAAAGAACTGCCGCTTCAAAGAGGCACAGCATTACTTACAGCATCGGCGTTAGAAACAAAGGATACCATTACAATCGATGGCGTTGTCTATAAAATAGACGGTCCTTCTTTGGGCCAAGGTTCATATGGAAAAACTTATAAATGTATCGGTCCAGATGGCAAACCCGTAGCGATTAAGGCTATCCATGATCCTATTATTAGAACCGACGATGTACATAGTTTTCTAACCGAAATTATCATTCAGATTATTCTTATGAAAACCAGCGAAGGCCAACCTGGTGGCCCTTATGTGCCAAAA